TGTAGACCTTCCTTACTCATGTCGTGCAGGTGCCTGTTCTTCATGTGCAGGTAAAGTTATCTCTGGTACCGTTGATAACGAGGATCAAACATTCCTGGATGATGATCAACTGGAAGAGGGTTATGCTCTTCTCTGTGTTGCTTACCCCACCAGCGACTGTGTTATACTTACTGAACAAGAGGAGAACCTTTTCTGATGACTGAGGTAATCTTCACAGTAACCAGCATCTCATTCTTTGTTTTGCTGGCACACTCTGTTAATCAACTCTCTGAGACTTATTGATGGCTGAACTGCTACAAACTTCACCGTGAATATGGTGACACTTTCATTTACGACAAAATTAATCAACAAGGAGTAAAACAATGAACGAAAAGGCTGAAAGAATTAATGGCTGGGCTGCCATGATCGGAATTATCGCTGCCTTCGGTGCTTATGCTGCCACTGGCCAGATCATCCCAGGCATTTGGTGATGTTCAAAGCCTACCTCGGATTACTGGTGGGTTTTGTAATTGCTTATTTGATCTTAGATAATCGAGAGGATGATGACCAGGACGGTCCTGGTGGTGGGTTGATGCAACCAGCCTACGCAACTAACCAACAATGATTATCAAACACGTTAATTGGGAGGTTCCAATGAAAAAAGAAGGTGATTCAGTTCCCCAAGTGGAATTCAAGTTTAGAGAGAATGGAGACTTCGTTACTCGCACAACCAGTGATCTCTTTGCTGGTAAGCGTGTGGTTGTTTTCAGTCTCCCTGGTGCATTCACTCCTACTTGCAGCGCTTATCAACTGCCTGGATTTGAGGAGAAGTACGAAGACTTCACTGCACTTGGTGTTGACACTGTTTATTGTGTCTCTGTCAATGACGCCTTTGTTATGAATGCCTGGGCAAAGGATCAGAACATCGAAAAGGTTCAACTGATCCCCGATGGTAACGCTTACTTCACTCGTGCCATGGGTCAACTGGTTTCCAAGTCTAACCTTGGTTTCGGTGATCGTTCCTGGCGTTACGCAGCAGTCATCCAAGACGGTGTGATTGAGAAACTGTTTGTGGAAGACGGTAAGTCTGATAACCACGAAGCAGATCCATACCGTGAGAGCACACCTGAACAGGTTTATGATTACCTGAAGGTCAACGCAAGAGAGACTGCCCCAGTTTGAAATCACAAAACAAAAACCATTTACCTCAGGAAAATTTCCTGGGGTATTTTTTTGCCCTATTAGATTTCTAAATAACTGCGCCTCTCTACAAACTCATGCCTGAAGAAATTAAAAAGGAAGTTGAGGAAAAGAAAGAGGAGAAGAAGAAAGGTTTCTTTGGAAGAATCAAAGATGCCTCAGGTGATAGTGAAGAACATCTTGCTGTGATCAGCACGTTTGTTCGCCTTGGAATTCTTATTTGGTCTGGTGGAATTCTCACTCTTGCTTACATCAAACTGCCCCCTGCACTTGGAATCCCAGAGCAGAAACTTGATCCCACTTTCATTGCATCTGTGTTCACTGGGGTGCTAGCCACCTTCGGAGTTCAGACAGCGAAGAAGTCTGGTGACGGAACAATGAAGATGGGTGCCGCTGGTGGTGTCTCTAAGGCAGACTTGGAGAAACTCATTGCCACTGCCGCTCAAACAGCACCTTCTCAGACAATTCGAATTGAGCAAGCACCAATTCAGATTGCTGCTCCCCCTGTAATGCCTACAACCAATGTCCCAGGTCAGACCAATCAGTAGGATTCCATCACCTGTTGTAAGGGACCTACCACCCCCTGTGGTGTCTGTTATTGAACCACTGGCACCTCCTGTTACTCGGGGGGTTCCAGTCCCTGTTACAAGGGGTCTCAAGGCTCCTGTGATTGATGTCCCTGATCCTACAATTGATTACCCTGTTATTGATGTTCCCACCAAAGAAGAGTGGGAGCAGGTTATTGAAAACCAAAATGAGGAATCTGAACCCACACCAAGGTCAGACACCAGAGATCTTCCAGCAACTCCACCAACTGTGAATGTTGGTGGTTTAGATGTTCCACTACCTGAGGTTGCACCCTTGATCACTGCTGGAGCAACTGCTGTGGTTACTACTACTGTTGCCTTGGGTGCTGGAATTGTTATCAACCAGATCAAGACAGCAGCAGATCCTCTTATTCAACAACTGACTAAGAAGAAAAAGAAAGTTAAAGTCAAACAGGTCAAACCAGTTCTCCACTTTGTTCCTAATGGAGAGGGATCCGCTGACATTATTGAGTACTCTGCTAAAGGAATGAAGGTTCTGGAGAGTAAGGTCGAGAAGTTAGAACAATATCTTCGTGACCAGGTGGACCTTGATTCCTTCTGGGAGTATGATAATAAGATAATCATTGATGAGGAACTTTCAAAAAGTCTCACCAAGGATGGAGTCAAAAGGTTTAAGAAATACTTCCAACCCCCAAAGGTTATTGCGAAGAAGTTGGGGGCAAAGTTCTCGATTTGATTTCGATGTCTGAGAGTTTGATCTCACTGGGAACATATTGATAGGAGACCTTTACTTCACCAGTGATCTCACAGATCTCTTCAAACATTTCAAAACCACCTTCAGCATATGCTGGAGCAGTTAGACAAAGAATAACAAAGAGACTACTTAGACTTTTCATTTTCCAACCTCCTTAGAAAGTATTCTCGATCCTTGTCGAGTTGGGACTTGAGTTTCCTCTTCATCAGTTCAAGTCTGATACGCAGAGGAAGGTACCTAATTTGAAGATCCATCCAGGCAAAGACCCTAAATGTTCCTTCAATGCCAGCATAAGCAATCATCAAAGCAACGATTGCAACTGTCAGGTACAGACTAATCATACAAGTGTTCCGTGTGCTCTTCTGATCTCACGGAGTTCTTCAAAGTTTTTCTGTTTGGTACCGCCATCATAACTCCACGCATATCCCTCTTCGATCATTTGTTCGTTGAGAGACACCTCCTCGGTACCAATGTACAACCAGCCGAGTAATCTACCGTATTTACCAACACCACCGTCAAGCTCAGTCCTAATAATGAGATCGTCGTCACCATTGATAGCACCATCAAGATGGTCCTTGAGCCAGTTGGTGGCATCGATGCCAAGTGCCTTCTCTTCTGCGTCCTTAGTTCGTTTCTCTGGCGTATCCACTCCTGCAACACGAACTCTTTCCTTCTTATAGAGGTCAAAACCTAAATCAATAGTTACATCTATTGTATCACCATCAAGAACTCTATTGATCTCGATTACTCTGAAGTTGTAACAACTCTTCCTGCTCGGGGGTGTCATCGCTGTCATTTTTTTCCTCCTGTCTGACTATGTAAAAGAGATATGCCACCATCAGTCCTGCCAACACGAGACTTAGAAAGACCATGAAGATGACTGACCAAACTGGATCTGTCATTTGGTTTGTTTATATTTACCTTATTTACTACTTCTGTTGTGGGTTTTTGTGGTGGAGCTAAAACAATCACATCAGAACAGATGCCAGCATAAGGACTCTCTGGATGGAAACGAACTCCCATCTTTGCAGCCTCACCACACTTCAGGAGTCTCACCAATTCAAAGTCAAGTCTTGCTTTGTCTGTCTCTGCTTGTTGTCTTTTGATTTCTACCTCTGCCCTTTCCTTACATAGGTCAATCGACTCTCGGTCCAAAGGGATCTGCCAGGACGCTGAGACACCCAGGTTACCTGAACCAGTCAGGTTAGAGGATGGATCCCAATCATAATTTCTTGTCCCCATAACAAATGGAGCAATGTTAAAGGTGGGACCCTGACAGGTCACACCAGATCCATATTGGTTGATAGCAAAAGGACCCTGTAACACCTGCACAGCCTGGTTGGTGACATTGCCAGTTGCAGATGCTTGGGGTCCAGCGATGTTAGTGTTGGAGGGAGCAGCCTGAGCAAAGGCAGCACCACCAAACAATAAACTTATTGAGTAAAGACCGACAGCGAGTTTGTGGTACTGTTTACGGTGGTGGTTCGATCTATCCATGTTTCAGAGGCCACTCCAGGACCGAGATATGTTTCAGAAAATTGGAAAGGTTCACCCTGATTTACGATAGTGTAGTTAGCACCAGGAGTTGGGTTAGCAGGAATGTTTATGTTTGTTCCTGTCACCGTGTAAGAAGTTCCAGTTGTGTATTCGACTTGTCGAATAACCTCCACCACTTCAGTAGTGCTGGAGGTTTCGCTTGTGATTGTTCCTCGTGTGAAGTTGGGAACCACGGGGGCTGCAATGGCAGCAGCCCCATGAAGAACTCCCAACAACGCTCCAAGGAGTATTGCCAATGGGAGATCATCGGTCATTGGAATACGCTCAGTTCAAGTGAACGTTGTCCAATTGCTGTGGTTCCAGCACCACCAGCAGTTACGGTTGGGACACTGGTGTTTGACAGCGTA